TCAGTAGTACCACTTTTTTCCAATATTGCTGGTATATGGTGTACTTTATGCCCACTCTCAATCAAATTTAAACAAGCTTTTGTGCGGCGGTAACCAGCTTCTAATTTTAACTGGCCATCTGCCATACGCTTAACACGTACTGGGTTTTCTACCCCCCTTGCTTTTATAGAATTTTCAAGAGTTTTTATATCACCATAATCTTTACGTGGGTTATCGTCCCAAACCACTACCAATTTCTTTGGGTTAACTTTTAGCAGTTCGGTTTTGCCCACAATACCATCGGAAACTTTCTTAGCTGTTTCAACCTTAGGGGACACCTTCTTTTTAGGAACTGCCTTTTTAGCAACAGCTTTCTTTTTAGTGCTAGCTTTTTCATTTTTGCCACCTTTTAAATGCTCCTCTAAACGATCGGCTTCGGTTGCAACGCTTGTTTCTTGGCTACTTTTAGTCATTGTTCCATCCTCTTACTATTTTAATTTAAATTCATTGATCACCTTTATAAGTACCGAAAAAGGTACTAAGGCGGGCACCTGCTTCTTTCTTGCAGTATCATCTTTTGTAACTTCTCTACACGCTCTTAAATATATACCTCCTTCATCGTTGTCCTTCCAAACATCAATTAATAACTCATGCGTGTTGCCATCAATATGTTCAATAGGATATTTTCCCGTATGCAACTTTGATAATCTTGTTTTTCCCTTTTTATCTTTTTCAGTGCTTTTAATTGGCAGATAACTAATATCTTCCTTTTCCCAATCAGAAGGAGATATTCTCCAACCAGTTTCTTGGCCAATATCATCTATACTTGTTCCTTTTGTAATATGATAATGCTCCGTATATTCTCCATCCTCATCTTTAAAAGAGACTTTAACTGCCCTTTTATTATGACTTATAACTTTTCCTATTTTAAGTTTTCCCTGTAACGCTCCAAAACCATTTGCTATTACTGAATTTTTATAAACAATTATTAACTTAATCTTTTTTAGTTTTCCCATTTACTTTTCCCCTTACACGTTTCTTTTTACTAGCCTTAGGGATAATACTTTCATATTCTTTTTCTGCATTTATATATTTATAAATAACACAACTCATTTCAAATCCATATTCCATTAGGTCAGGGGTAAGTGGCGCTCTGCCCGCTGATTTAGCTACTATCCTAGAGAAGCCTGATTTAGAAGGTCCTAAATCTTTAGATAAATCTATTTCTAAAGTTAATTTATCTCCATCCCTTCTTACTATGATGTTTTGCACGGTTACAGGTCCTTAAATTCATAAAAGGGATTGCCAGTATTTTCCAACCGACAATCCCTAATTGTTAGCCAATGCACTATTGACTAATCTTCCACTTTCAATTCAGAAGCTTTTAGATTAGATATATTTTCCTTAATAAAAGCTACGGATTCTTTTATATCAACCATAATATCCTTATCACCTCCTTGTGCTTTAACAAAGGTAACAGCAGCAACTTTCAAAGCAGTAATTGCCTTCTTAGCTTCTGCGGTAGCTTCTTTCAGTGCGGCACGGGCCGCTTTCAATTCAGCCTTTTTATCAACCTTTACTGCTGTTTTCTTTTTGGCTATTGCCATTTTTCTTCTCCTTAATTTAATTTTTAAAAGTGGTGTGGGGCCTTGCAACCCAACCGTATGCCACGAGTTCTAGGGAATCACCGTCCTGCATCTACACGAATGTTCCAGCTTTAATACAAGCCAAGTATTTTTCTTTTCTCTATGTTTTATATCTCCATTAAAAATATTTACATAATGAATCCTCCTATTTGCCCGGTTATGAAGTTGCCGGGGGACACTTATCTTTTTATTTAAAGAAACAGCCAAATATTCTAGCAGTCTCCTTTAATTATATTAATATTTTCCGATTTCAACAAAAAGGTTTTATTTTTCTTGCCATAGGCCCCTTTGGTGTGCGTCCAGTTTTCTCCTTTGTTAATAGTAAATCATTTTCAAAAATACCATTGCCTACACAACGGTATCTTGGTTTGTTGCTTTCTTTCCATAACCATCTACAAAGTACTACAAATAATATCATCACTATGACTTGTATTTCCATTTTAATCCTCCTGTTTATTCTTAAGTAATGCTTTGACAAGTATTGCTATACCAAAACTCGTTCTGAGATTCAAATCTGTATGGGCCCTAATGATTTTTGTAAGTTGGACCCTATTAATATCATTATTTATATTTTTTAATTTCTCAGCCAATACTTCCCACCTATTTTCCATTTTATGTACTCCTTAACAACCATTATATAATTTATCATTGAGCATTAACGCCCATTTGATTGCGTAGTATTTTAGTATCATCATCTTTACCACCAAGTCCTAGACTTTCTGATCTACCATAGCATTCTGGTAATCCACCTTTAAATCGAACAAAGCCTGCGGATATTAATCCTTTACGTCCAAGAAACATGCCCATATGCATGTGCCAAATTAAATCTGGGAATAGGAAAAAACCTTTTTCTTCATGCCTTACATATTTCATTTTAAATGTTCCTATTTATAAATAACCAACTAACAATGCGTATTTCACTATTATAAGAATCTATAGCGCATTGTGCATTTGCTTTAAAAACAATTAAAGCTTCTTTAGGATTCATTGTTTCCCCTTTTTACTTTATCCACATTTTTTATATTTACAATTAATTGTGCTGCTTTTATTCTTTCACTCACACCTTGTTCTGCTACAGTCTTAAATCCAACAGATAACAATATATCATCATATGGAAGTATTGCCTCGCGCAATAAGTCAGAATTTTCATATAAGTTTTTAAGAATATTTTGTATATCATCCATTTTATTATTCCTTTAGCAAGAAAAGAAAGGGGGCATTTCAGCCCCCAATACTTTAAGCGGCTGTTTTTAGTTGCTGCATCTGTACAGCCATTTCCCATAATGCTTTATTCAATTTAATATCCTTATCAATTGCTTTCACTGCGCGGGTTTTATTTCTACGCAATCCCTTTTCACCGCGGCGCATAGTGCGCACACCACCTTTAAGGATATGCTCTTGTACTACGTTAAAAGTCGACCACAAATCTGTACCTGTATCTACCTTGCGTTGTGGTCTTAACAATTGCTGGTTAATACTTGCCTTTGATGTTACAATCTTGTTTTCTTCATCTTCACCATATGCGTATACAAAAGCAGCTTCAGCAAAAATTTGGCGTTCATGCTCTTCCAAATTAATTGCACGCATACTTTCTACAGCTTGTGCAATCTCAGGCACTTGGTCGATCACTTCATAGCTGCCTTCGATAACTTGTCCCGGTGCATTACAATTATGCCTTACAGATACTTTATTTAAAGTACTATCTGCAATCACAATACCGTTAGCACAAGCCATACGGAACATGCCAGCATGTAAAATAAATCCGCTTGAACGGTCGTGGCTATTTGTAAGTAAGAGTTCAACTGCTGAATCACCAACAACAATGTCATCATCCAAACGGCGAAAACGAACAAGATGTTTTGTGAATTCTTCCGTGCCTTCTTTGCGTACATTTTTTTGCGTAGCATCAACAGGCATCCATTTTTCATCACGCAAGGCATCAATCACTTGGATAGTTGGAATAAATCCATAACGATCTGAAACATCATCCCGCGGCGCTTCTGCAAAAATAGATGGCGCATTTGCTAACATTGCTTCATTGGTTAAGGGGCTTGAGTGTGGTTGTGTCATTTCACGATAGTACATGGTAATTCTCCTTTTAAATTATTAGCTTTCGTATTGTTCTACTAATGATAATGCACTCACAGGCAAATCTGTTTCAGGAATGTATCTACCGTCTTCCATGTATGACAAACCATTGTCACCATCAAAAGGGTAGTCCGTACCAGGGCGCTTTAGCGTTACCCGAACAATATCCCCTAGTTTATCTTTATATGTTTTGTTATGCTCTAAAAGCATTGATATACTCCTTCGTTTAATTAATTTAAGCTTTTGCCTAACGCTGTATGATTATCAGGACTTTTTTAAAAACAATTTATACAAATCATCTATATAAAATGTTTTGCGTTTACCATTTCTACAAAGGTCAACTTTTAATGGACCACCACTAAAGGCTTCATAAGGATGCAAAACACGTCCTATATGTGTACCTTTACCTTCTTTAGCCCTACGGATAATACCTTTTCGATTAATTTCATAAAATCCATAATATATTTTTATCCACTTCATTTCATTTCTCCTTTTTAACAATAACTATTTACGCTCCCAATTTTCTACAATTTCTAGAGCTTGATCACCAACAAAAGTATGCACCCTAAAAGATGATTTACGATCTAGAATAATTAAACATTTTTCTAACTCATCACCATCCGCTTGTATGCCTATAATATCTTGTGTAATACATTTTAATTTTTCTCCTATATGTAAATTAATTTCCGTTCCATCTTTTAAAGTTATATACATCATTTTAATTCTCCTTTATCTCTTATATTAATATTTGCCTAACGTCTTAACGTTGTCAGGACTTTTATTTAGTAGTAGCGCGTTTCCTTGCGGCACCATTTAGTAGTAGCGCATTTCCTTGCAGCACCATATAAAGGATGATCTTCAAACAATACTACTTTTCCAGTTTCAAAATAATCCGTCATAATCTCAGTATTGTCTTTCAAAACTGCCGTATAGAATAACTATTTTGCCCTTTATTGAGGCACTTACTTTATGATAAGTATTCATTATGAATTTCTCCTTTAACTATTAGCATGAAAAGCACACTATAAAATAATGTGTTTTATAATGCCGCTTCGGTTCGCTACACCAAAGCTACAAAATGTGTGGGATTATATTCGCAGTTAATCTATTAAAGATTCTGGCACGTTTTCCCCGTTGCAGTTAATCGTTTAGATTCTGACACAACTTCACACACTCCTGAATATAGCGCCCGGTTCGCTTTAAGCCTCTTTAGCAGGTAAGTTTATAAAAAACTTCTAGCACTAATAAAACATTTTGTCATAATGTTTTGGGCTTATGAGTCTATCCCGTGCGGATAAAGATTTCTGCATTATCCTAGCTAGTTAAAAAACTTCTAGCATATTCGCATTGCGGTTAGCTCACGCCCCGATTTTTATTAGATATAATAAAAAGCGAGGTCTTGGGTTTGCGCTAGATCAGTTAATATCGTGTATTCTGTCAATCTAGTCTGGGGCTTTCTTACTAATAGCAAGTAGCGACATCCATATATGTAAGTATATACACTATATAGAGTAATACAAGCTTGTAAGTCATTGATTTATATAGCTTTTTATAATTAACTAATCTATAGAAACTTTATATATTATATACAATTCATACGTAAGTCATTGATTTATATAGCTTTTTGTGTAAATAAGCTGTTTTATTTGTTTGTACTCAATCCTAAGCGCTCCTAAGCGTTTATTGCTTGCTTTATATGTGATGCTATTGCTTTAGTGTTAAGCGCTTATTATGCGTGCTCACGTTTTGGCTGGTGCGTGAATTATGAAAGACAAAAGGCACAAACAACCCTGATTTAATATAGCTAGGAAATTGTCGATTGATTAACGCGGGAAATTTATTATGATTATTCAAAATACTTTTTAAACTGTAAGGCACTCCGATTTCTTCAAACCATTTAGCCATAATATCTGCATAAAAACTAAAAAGTATGATTTTATATTTTTTATTAATTGTAATTAATTCACCTGTTTTTTTATTATGCATAATTATTATCTTTTCTAAATATTGATTTAAAAATTCTGATACTTCAAAAACACGTTTATATAATTTTGGTGAATTTTTAGATAAAACAGATAAGGGCGCATAAGGTGTTATAAATGATTTATTTATTATTTTATAAAAAAGTTCAGTATCTTCATTTTCAAAACATGAATCTTTGTTTTTATTTAAAAGTGAATTTATAGTTTTATTTAAATCAGTTAATTCATCTTCATCTAAAAGTAAAACTAAACCTTTTATTGTTTCCAAATTACTATTCATTTTATACTCCTTCTTTTTAATTGATTTATATGAAACGAAAATAAACGTAGCGTAGCGGAGTTTTTCGTTTCATTGCGCGGAGCGCACAATCTTTTTATTTTACTACGGTTATGAATAATCATATAATCTTTAATCATAAAGAATCATAAGCATTTTAAAATCATGCTGTAAACGTTGTGCTATATAGCTTTCTAAAAAAACACTGCACTCCAACTTACAATAGTTCGCACTCCAACTTACAATAGTTTTTAACTATAAGCACTCCAACTTACAATAGTACTGTTTTTATCTGCACTCCAACTATCAATAGTCATTATATTTAATTATCACATTTTCTTCTTTGAATTTTAAAATATATTTGCCAGTTTTTATTTTTTTATTTATTCCTTTAATAGATTTTTCTAAAAAATCCTTCATTCTATAAATACGTGTATTTCCACTAATAGCTAATTTATTAATACAAAATTGTCTTATATTTAAATTAATGCCTTTTTCTGTTTTTAAATAGCCTTCTGCTCCTTTTAAATATAAATAAAGATTTTTTGATGTAGTACCTTTTAATTGCAAAACAGTTTCATACTTTAATTGTGCTGAAAACTTTATACCTAGTAAATCAATAAACCTTTTTGTAAATTCAATATGTATACCTTCTTCCTCATCTTTATCGCTATTCCAATATGAATCAATACTACAAATAACATTGCTAATACCTAATGCGTGTTTAAAAGTAGTAGCTTTATTTCCATTATAAATGCGTATATTTTTTTGATACATTATTGAAGTTTTGCTCCATTTATCAAAAGAATTCCAAAGCATTCCATAATATGTTTCACTTATTGGTAAAGCTAAAGCTTTTAAAATAGCATAAGTAGATTTAAAATCCACATAATATTGATTATTTGTTGTAGCTAAATAAATAAGTCCCATTAATATTTTATGATCAAATTCACCCGGTAATGGATTTTCTCCCCTATCTAAAAATTGTTCTGCATCTGATAATGCCATACCAACCGCATACCTTTTATTTCCTTTACGATTAAAATGCCCAATTTTATCTTTACCTCCAGGCATTAATACAAGTCCATTTTTTCTATCCATATTAATTACAAATCTATTTAATTTATACGTAGGTGGAAAACATAAAGGATGCTGGCAGGCTAATCTATTTAATCTAAACTCTTTTTCATTTTCAATTATTAATTCAACTCTTTTCATTTTTAGGCCTCCCCTGCTTAATGTTTTTCTTATGCCATTTTTCCATTTCTTTAATATTATAAAGTACATTTATCCGTGTACTATTTTCATTAGGCATTGGTTGTGTACTAAATGGACATCCTTTTTTACGCCAGTTTTGTACTGTTAAAACCGTTATGCCAAAATGTTCAGCAACTTGTCTAGCATTTTTATTTCTAGTTGCATTTTTAATTCTTATACGTTCCACAATTTTCTCCTTTTTATTAGTTACATTAATAACTATATATATAATGTATAGATTTTTACATTTTTAAAGAAAATAAAAAAGGGCGCATGGTTTCCCACACACCCTTAGCAGCTTCCTAAGCAGCTTTTTATACGAAGATAATACACCTATCATTTAATATTAGATTCAAACTCCAAACACTTCTCCTAACTAGCTGAGGTGATAATAGCAAGCTCACCATCTGTAACACTACCCGTAGCCATAATATGCCTAAATACTTTTAAAAACAGTTAATTTTCATATTAGCCGGAGGCTAATTTAGTAATTTGTAATCCCATGTACCACATAGTGAAGGCAAACTGTATTATACCTGCACCAGCAACAATAACACCTATTGTCCATTTAACCCTTATATTAATACTATCTATTTTTGCATTAAGACTTGTAGACAATATTTTTAAATCGGGTGTGGTTACATAATGATTTTCCAATTCCCTATGTATATCATTTTCTAACTCATCACGGCACTTATTAACTTTATCAGGAAATTCCCGTACTAATTCAAATATACTTGCTACATTATGATCAATAGCTAGCAAACGTTTTTCTTCATCTTCTTTATGTTGTTTAAAATCACCTATTAGTATGGATAATTTTTCCTTTTCAACACCAGCCTGTATCAAGGCATTTAATTCGTCCTGTGTTATAGATATAGGATCAGCCATGGCATATATTACCTTTATTATTTAGGAATATCCTTATTAACATTTCCAGCAGCTACTTCATCAAATTTATTCGATAAATTTATTATTATGGATAATTCTTCTAACCGTTTATTTATTGCAACTTTTTGCCCGCTTAATCTTTCTAATTCTTCCTTTAAAGTTTTTAGTTTCAAATTAATATTATATAATTCCAATGAGGATTGCTTAGCTTCTTCCTCATGTGCTTTTATAGTGTGTTTAATTGATAAAACGGTAGCTCCATATTTTTCTTGTATTTCTGCATTTTGCTTTTCTACAGATACACCTTCAATAACTTCTTTTTTATTAGACATTTTATTTCTCCTTTATTTAACAAATATCAAATTTTAACTATATAGTTAAGGGTATGAAAACTAAAATTATATTATTACTACTATTATTAAATACTCCTATCGCTTATGCTGAGGGGCAATTCTCAATCCATTTAGTTACTGGTCATATTGGTATAAACAATCTTGAAACTGTAACACCTGGCATTGCCTATACAGAAAAAGGATACCGTGCCGGTGTAATCCGGAATAGTTTTAGATTGCCAAGTTTTTATGCCGCAAAATTGTATGATATCAATCATCGGTTACGTTTCGGTTTAGGTATCATTACTGGATACTCAATTGAAGGCTTACATTTAAAAGGCGATACATCTGGAGTTATACCTTTATTAGCTGCTGAATTTGATATTAATAACCAATTATCAATATTATTTACTGGACGTGCTTTTAATTTAGAACTTAAATTCTAAATATGTTAACCAGCCTGTTCAAATTTTGCATACTGCACATACATACGTGAATCACTGGTTGATGATCTATTATAAGATTCAAAAGTTAATAGATATCCCAAATCAGCAGCCCCAGTGGGCAGATTTGTAGTGATTGTCCCCTCTAATGTTCCATCAACATAAAAGTTAACATTGGTTCCTGCCGTGAAATCTGCTATAAGTTCATAAGTGGTATCCTCAGAAACTCCTGTCATCAATGAAAGTTTTGTTATAGTTGAGCCATTTGCGGCAAATCCATATAAAGTAGTCCCCTCCAGCACAAAGCCAAATTTCCTATTATATGCACTTTCAGGAGTAGCCGCATATATTGGCCCACTTTGAATATAAAATTCGGCTCCGGCAATATAATCAAACGAAACCCAACATTTGAAGCGCCTGCTACTGCTCCAATCAAATCCTGATGCATGAAACCTTCTTTGCAGTATTGCTAGTGCATATTCACCTGATACATTATCTGAATTTATCCTCAGCCCTTGATATGTATCAATGTCCACTACAGATGTACTGCCATTTATTGCAGTAGCCCATCCATCAAGAGATTCAAATAAAGTAGAAAAATATACACCGTCATTATTAAAGGCATCAGAACCTAATAACTTGGTATTTTTTCCTATTAATAAATCAGTACCATCAAACCAAACATACTTTTCATTATCATGATCGCCAACATCTAACTGGTAACTACCACTATCATATCCAAGAAATATTCCTGTGCCAGAGCCTACTGTTTTACCGGTACTCTTTAACGATCCCCCTGCATTTAAAGTAATACCCCCACCTGTAATTGTGGTGCCTGTTATTAAAGCTGATTGTGTTACATCTGCACCAGATTCTCCCGCCCATTTATTTGTTGCGCTTTCATCAATTTCATCAGCCGTTTTAGCTATAGGCTGAATCATTACTGAATCTATATCATACGTATGGCTTAATCCTGTATACCATTTTAAAGCAGTGAATGATGCATAACGTGTTAATGCTACAGGAGTGTATGTATAAGTTACTTCTGTCCATGAAGTACCTGGCATAGGTCCATCAGCCGGTGCTAACTCAACAGCACCATCCGCAGTTTGGACCATGGTATCACCACTAACACCAACATGCGTATTACCTTGGTCTAATGGATTACCAGTATACTCCATCCGTAAATAAAGCCCATTAGCTGTTACTCCTGATGATTTATGGCGGATAGTTACCCTATATTTTTGTTGATCATCAATTGGTATGGCAGGAAATCCATATCCAAAAGCATTATCTGTTGTGTGTTCAAGCCGCATAAAGTTTTTATTAGAATCACCAAAAGCAATACCCGTTCTATCAGTTATTCCATAATTACCTTGTATACCTGCTGGCTTATCATCACTATCAGTAACATCAATATTCCAATTGAATAATAAACCACTACCAACTGATTGGTTGTCTCCAGTAACATCTGCTCCAGCGGCTACGTTAGAACCTGCTCCTACCGTTATAGCCCCAGAAATTACAGCATCTATGGCAGTAATAATTCCTGTAGATGCATCTATAGTTACTTTAGGAGTAGCATCATTAGCAGCCCATGCTTTTATACCAGTGTCATTTATACGAACGCCTTGCCCACTAGCACCGCCATCGCCTGCTGCTGAACTAGTTTCTAAAATACCTGCTGAAGTAATATTAAATACTGTACTATTTATTATTCCAGAAGCAAAAGTAGGAGCACTTCCATTTGTAGGTAGATTGAATACAGTACCTAATACACTATCAACACCAACAACACCATCAGCACTTAACCTTATATAATTAGTACCTGCTGCATTTTGTACCTGTATCCTTTGATTTGCAGAATCTAAAATTACACGGTTATTATCACTAATAATAGTTGTGGAATTTATATTCCAACCACCAATTTCACCTGCTGTTGCTGTTATTGTTCCTGTTATTAATAAATCAGCACCATCCCATAATAATTTATTTCCAGCAGAATTGCCTACTGAAAATTTCCACGTACCACCATCATCACCTAAAAAGAAACCTGTACCTATATCATATGAGGTTTGTCCAGCTTTTATATGACCGCCTGTTGTAATACTGGCACCTTTAGATACGCTAGTAATAGTTATAATATCTTCTGTAAACGTTGCTGATTCTATTCCTGATATAGAAATAGGTGCCGCTTTTACTTCATATGATGCATAATAATTTGGTACCTGTACTACTTTTTCTTCAGTACCCACAACAATAGTTACAGGAACCCATGCATCTGTTCCTGTTTCACGCATATAAATTTGTGATGCATAATAACTAGTATCGCCTGCTGGAGGGTCTACTGAAATTTCAATAGCAGCAAGATTTAAACTCTGCTTACTTGCAACACCTTCAGATAAATTTATCGCTGTAGCTGGATTAGCTTCTGAAGGGGTATCAATTATAGGAGTAGAATAGTCAATTAAAGGAATTTCTCTATATAGTCCAGATTTTTGAGACTCTCCTAAATATCCTACATAGTAAGATTGGTGATTACCTGGAAATGATAATCCAAATACTTCAACAGCATCAAAAGGATCAGAATTTAAAATACTGCTACCTAAATTTGAAATAAAGTGTGTATAAACATCCGATGTAGTAGCAAAACTACCATCTAATATTATTACTAAAGGACCACCAGAACCTCCTGCTCCAGTTCCACCATTAAAATATCCACCAGAATACGGGCCATTAACATCTCCTAATTCACCATCATTACCACTTAAATTAATTTCTGAAGATGCGCCAGCAGAAACGCCTCTACCTTCCAATACTAAAGCGGCCCCTGCATCTGCGCCTGCACCTCCATTAACAAACACGCTTGTAAATATTAAATGATCGCCTCCAGCACTACCAGAACTAGGGCGCATATCAATATTATCTAAACCAATTACATCAGTACCATCATATTCTATATAGATTGCGGGTAATCCTGAATTTTCTCCTTCAACAATAGGCACTTCAGTGGATGATACAACTAGTTGAAAACTTGGATTATTAGGATATGTAGTTCCTAAAGTAGAAGTGCCGCCACCACCTTTTGTATTCCCTACATAACCAACTTCCCCTACATTTCCTGTAGTAGCACCTTTTCGTCCTAATCCTTTACCATCAATTTTACCATTAATGGTAAATTCACCTTTATATCTAATACGGATATTATCATGAACAAATAAATTTATTCCCGTATTTAAAGTTATGTCACCATCCCAATAATAAATTGTTCCGTGTAATTTGTAAGTTTTACCGCTACCAGTAGAGCCCGCATAGTCTATTAATAATGTTATTTGTGTATCCGAATCAATCGTATCAATTTTATATTCCACACTATCAATTTGAATATTTGTATTATTTAAATTATTCCAAGTAGTTCCACTTCCTGTAATTGTTTTAGAACCATTAGTAGCTGTAACCGTGCCAGTACTGTATTCAGCAGCGCCCATAGTTCCAGCACCGTATAAAGTGCTATCCGCATTAATCACCCATGTACCAGCAATATCAGTTCCGTTTGTTACTGTGGAAATATCCACGCCTTTAGATGTATAATTAGCATCAGGAATAACAGTAGTCGAAGCTAATGTAGGTAAAGGTTTAGGACGTTGTGTCGATCCAAATAAAGTTAAAGTTACTCTACCTGTTTTCCAATTTATCGCAACTCTTTGGACCTCAAAAGAACGGTTAATACTACCACCATCCACAAAATCTTGTAAGCTAATTAATTTAAGTCTTACTATATCACCAATTTCTACCTTATTCATTTCAGGAGAACAAGTTACAGTTATCCTTTGTGGCGGACCTATATATCTATCACGCGCAGAATCACGGCGCATATGCACACGCGCTTTTGAATAGGTAGCACCATGCATTCCTTTAAATGCTACTTCATGTATAGGTGTATCTTTATGTACGGCAATACTTTCATTATCAACTAAAAATTCATTTCTAGTAAATTCCTTTTGTTTTGCATCCCAATTCCATTTAAACAAAAATTTATTATAAACAGATTTATAATCATGGTTTAATCTTGAAATACGGGCTACATTACTTTCATCTAATAAATGATGGTAAGGAGAATCAACTCCAACATAAGTCATCCTTTTTAAGGATAATTCTCCAGTAGATGTTATTGGCATAAAAGCACCAAGTAATAGTAGTAATTCACGCTCTACTAATTCTTTACCATCCACTTTAGTTATGTATTGCTGATTAAATGGAACACCAACATCATCATTATTTAAGTTCCACCAATCGTCACCGATACCAGTAAATGCACTTGTACTGATATGGTTAGCCGCAATTCCTAAATGCCAATGGTCTGGAAAATAATAAGTAGGTCCACCGCCAACAGGATAAATAATACCTGTTAAAAATGCGTATAACGCTTTTACGGCAGGCAGTTCAACATAAATAACTTCCTTAATTTTAGTTCTACGATCTAGTTCAGTATTAGCGCCAATAATATGTTCAATAGATTTAGTATTTAAAGCGCCCCTAGTACAATCATAAAATTGTATATCAGCTAGAAGTGTGAAACTACCTCCTGCTGATTCAGTAATAAAAGTTTCTACAACTGTAATGCTTGTTGCTGTTGGCGTTCCTGTTATATTAAATGTGCCATTATTACTTGCTGTACCACTAACGATAATTTGCTGTTTATCGGCATAAACTGATAAATCTGTAGATGTTGAACTAATAACACTTCCAGAAAAAGATATATCCGTTCCCGTAACCTGTATTTCAGATTCTAATTTACTTTTCCATTTTACTGTTTCTTTTTCAAATTCAATATAACCAACCGTATCACTCGGCGCATCGGAATAACTTGTGCCATGAAAAACAGTTTCAAAATCCGTAGTACTAGCAACAGCTATGGCAGTTTGGGTAGAATTAATTGTATAAAGTAAATTTGTAGTTTTTACATCACAAATATTTTTTCTTATTGTTCTTTGAACATCGGAACATTCAAATAAATAAACACCATTATTATCAAGTGAAATATTATCTATAATTTGTGTGCCGCCAGAAGGTATTTCATAAGATGTCCAAGGCAGTCCTTTAAAACCAACAGATAACTGCACACGCTTATGGCGTAATCCATCACCTAGAACATCAGGTGATGGATAAAGTTTGGTGTTTATTAAGGTGGTTAATGCTTGTACTAAATCAGCAGCATTAAAATTTAAATCACCAATTGTTGAATTGGCTTTTATAGGATCAACTTCTTGGGAAGTGCCAGATAGTTCTTGTAATACGCTGTAAATAACTGTAGCGCCATCAGGAACAGCGCAATCATCATGTGACGTTAGAACAACAGTATCGGTATTAGCATCATCAAAAGATACCTCCACTGCATATCTTGGTTCCTTTTCTTCGGATTCATTTATTACCAGAAAATCGGAATTATAATTTCTCATTATTTAATGACCTTAAATGCTGTTGAGAAATGGTTGGCGCCTATACGCGTTTCTTTATAACTATCAGATTTAATTTTATATAGGTAAGAATCATAAGGGGAAGAAACTGTACCATATAAATCAAGTGTAAAGGCTTGTGTATTATCCACGGAATCTAAAAATCTTCTTATTGTATCAAAATTCCCACGTTCTACAGGTAGAGTACGGATATCTAAAGTTTCTTCATTGCGGTGTTTTAATGATTTAATACTTCCATCTAAAGTTTTAGTAATATTTTTAATAGTATCTTTTCCGGGGGTAGTCACACTAAATTCCACATCTATATCATAGGAACTACCTACTTGCGTATAAACCCTTTCTGGATGGAATAAAATTTCTTCTGAATTATAGATAGTTTTGATTTGCGAAATAGCAGGAGCATCCGCGATTGATAATCCAACCAAAGATAAAGCGCCATTAGTTAATGGATTAGTTCCTGCAACTGATACTCCCCACCTAATAATTGCACTTGTATTTGTTAGTGTTAACAGTGCCGTGCCTGTTTCACTATTATTTAAAACACCATCAATAAATATGTATAAAGTACCTGATACATAAATACATTCATAATAACGCCTAATATCATCATCCACCACAACACCACTGGTTACGGTGCGTACCGTGGTATTATCATCACAGGTAAATTCCATATTACCAGCAGCATTTATCCTAATAGTTACACGTTGCGCTGTACTAGTACTATCCCTTTCATAAATTGTTTCATTTGAACTGTTTGCAGATTCTTTTAACCAAAAACGTATACGTATATTACCAGTACCGGGATCAAAATCTGAATCATAATTTCTATAAAAATAATTTAATGTTGAAAAGGAAGAATATTCCATTGTTGCCGCATCGGATTCAACCGCTGATTTTACAACTGTTCCGACTTCTGTTAAATCGGCGTTATTTGCCGTTTGATCAGTAATACCATCAGTAGGTGACATCCATACACCAGCTTCATCAGCCAGTAATAATAATCCTAAAGCAGCGGTATAATTAATTGCAGCCATTTTTATGTTCCCGTTCTAGCTAATTCACTAGCATTTCTTGAAGTACTGGACATTATGATTACATCATGATTATCCACTAAATTACGAATGTCACCTATAACTCTTTCTCTAATGTGCGCATCCCAACCAATCATATCGCCTTGGAATATAACTGTAAGTGTTGGGCGGTCTCTTTCTTCTTCAGGAGTGCGCTGTTCAGCAGTAGGAATATAATTTTGGTTTACACCAACTCCACTTGTACCCGCACCACCACCGCCAGCACCACCGCCGCCGCCCGCAGCGGCGGCTCCTCCTGCTCCGGGTGTTGCGTTTTTAATCGCAATCAATCGGGCCAAACCGCCTGCTATTGCAGCAGAAGCAGCAATAGCGCCTCTGGTAGGAGACGTTACATCTGGAATAGGTAAAAATTGTGAATGGTACGCTTGTTGTGCCGCAGCATAAGTGCTAATTAAGGTTTCGGCTACAGCAAAAGCTTTATATAAATCAAATGTCTTTTTTCCACCAGCTTGCGCTAAAGCTGCAAATCCACCAAAGAAATTAGAGGCTAAAGATAATCTGGCTTGTTGTGTTTGTGCTTGTAAGGATAAAACACTTCTACCATGTTTTTCTTCTAATCCTAATAATAATTTATTTTTATGATCTTCGCCTATAATTTGACTTTGGAAGGCTTCCTCAACCATAAACATACGGCGCTCATAACTTTCTTCTAAACGCTGTTCTTCAGTTAATAGTATTTCATCCACATAATCTATTTTATAGGACAAAGCTTCAGCTTCACGTGCTTCCTTAGCAGCGATTTTTGCCGCTTCACGCATTTCTATAGCATCTTTGCGTTCTGCTATTTTTTCATCTATTGCCGCAGATTTTTCTTCATACTCATTCTCTATTGCAAATAATAAATCATATTTTTCATCTGCTTTTCCTATTTCATCCGTGTATGCCGATTCTATTAAAGTTCTTTTTTCTGCTAGGCTAGCTGCCAATAAATCTCTTTCACCCATAAAACTTTTCTTTAAAGCATTTATTTTTCCTTCTGTACCTTTATCAAAATCTATATCAACTTCTTTAGGTGTGCCACCATTGCCTCCAGAAATTATATCAGATATTTCTTTTCCTTTTTCTTTTAGTTTTAATAGCTGTTGCTCTAATGTATTGATTTTATCATTTGTATGTTTTATTAATAATTCAGCATTGCGTAAAACTGAAGGTGTTGCATATTTAGTATCTTTAACATTTTCTAAATCAGAAGTATATTTTGCAAGTTCTTTTCTCCTTTTATTTATTTCTGAAGCAATGTCATATTGGCTCATACTATTTGCCAAGTCTTTTGTATTATTGCTTAAATCACTAGTTTCTTTGGAAGCTGTTTTTGCGCTAGTCGCCCAAAAAGATAATGCTATTGCTGCTGTTGTAATTATACCTACAGGTCCTCCTAATAATCCTAGAACACCGCGCAATCCCCCTGAAGCTATAGTAGCGATCCGTGAAGCGGTAGTTACCCTAGTCAATGCGCCTGTATATAAATCAGCGGTGGTAGTGGCTTGTATTTGCGATCTAATAGTACCTGCTAAACTTATAGAATAAGCAACAGTATTGCGTGCCAATTGTCCTGCCATTAATGATGCAATTACTTTTCCAGCTATTACTAAGTTATCTATTGATCCTGTTAATACCTTAACTACATTTGTTGTTCCTTGTACCGCAATACGTAACGGATCACCACTACCCACAACTGTTAACTGCAATTCTTCCCATGCTGAATCTAATTTTTTAGTATCACCTTCAAGGTTATTAACCTTAACGGTAGCTTGTTCATAGGCTGTATTAGTGCCGGTTAATTTTTCAGTAAGATTTTCTAAAGAATCAGCATTTTCAATCAACGCTTTTGCGGCGGTCGTGTTCTCTAAACCGAATAATTCCATTACCTCAGTGGTTTCAATTCCACTTTTTAATAATCTTGTTAATGCCCCCGTTAAACCTCCCATTTCCGCAGAAAGGTCTTTTCCATCTTTTTGTAATTTTAAAATTATATTTCTTAAGCCAACACCCGCACGACTACCCTTTATTGATACAGTGGATAGTGATTGTATTGCAGCATTTAATTCTTCAAAGGAAATACCAGCACTTGCAGCAACAGTACCAGAATCTCTTAAAGCGTTTGCAGTATCGGCAATTTCTGAAGCACCAAATTTTGCACCCGCAGCTAGTACATTAATAAATCTTCCAGCTTCATCCGCATCGGCACCAAATTGATTAAGTGCGGAGCCTAATGTAGATGCAGCTTCTGGCAATGTAGAACCAGAAGCTTCAGCCAATGTTATCGCTTCTTGTGTGACTTTTGCTAAGGCTTCACCACTTTCTAAAAGATCAGGTTTAGCCGAAGCTATTAATTTAAAAGCTTCTGCTGCTTGTGTTGCGGATAAGGTGGTGCTTTCACCAAATTCTCTGGACCTTTGAGAAAGAAATTCTAAATCTTTTCCGGTTGCCCCAGTAATAGCAGATAAATCACTTATTGCCGCTTCAAAATCTCTATGTGTTGCGATAGCGCCGATTAAAACATCAGCGGCTTTTTTCATTGCATATAAACCAGCAGAAACTAAAGCGGCATTTCTTACCATATTCTTAAAAGAAGTATTTGTTGATTCATTACCTTTTTTTATTTTTTTAGAAGCCTCATCACCAGCCTTACCAACCTGTTTTATTTGGTTAGTAGCGGTATTGGCACCGTCAGCAGTTACTTTAGCCGTTAGTTCAGCTATTGTTATTCCCATTGAGGGCTTCCTCTATAGCATTAACTTTTACAAAAAGTTCGGTTTTATCTAAACAAGTTAATTCGGCATAAGCCAAAATTTCTGTTAAAGCAATTGGCCTATTTTTACTTAAATCACAATATGCAATCCAGTAAAGTTCATTAACGGGGGAGAGTTCTGGTCTTTCTCTCAAAGGACCAGGCACCCTCCCTGATCTTCTTTGTACTTCTCTTAATGAAGGAAGCTCCGCAGCCCACCTATCCATCCAAACTGCGAAGCTTACGAGTTTCCCACTTCTTCTTCTATAAAGTTAGCTTCAATAAAGTTTGAAGGATCAGCGGCAAAACTAATTATACGTGTTCCAATTTCCGTATATGTTTTTAATAATGAAAATTTTGCTTCTTCATTACATTCCATTGGAGTTCCATCATCATTATCTAAATTTTTCCAATCAATTAAAAGATTCTTAGAAACACATTTTGTGTAGTAATCGTCATCCTCATCATGACCTGGTGCATTAACAGCTTTTTGGTAAGCTTCACTCATTGCAGAATTAACCCTAAATTTAACTCCGCGAATAGTTAACCATGCTTTTGCTGTTTTAGCACGTGAACGTTTTAGAAATATATCGGATGCTCTTGCCATTTTAATTCTCCTTTATTTAAAAATAAAACTATTGTTTATCGACTACTTTAAATTGTATTGAACGCGCTTTATTTTGGCCTCCACCTGTTTGCGCTTGGCAGGTTGCTTTTAAAATATCTCCTACAGTTGGCGGTGTTCCTGTATCGCAGGAAAAAATCCAGTCAACATGTGTGCCTGATAAACTTTTTCCTGTTGCAACTAATCCAGCTTCCACTGTAATAACTGCATCCAAAAGTGTATCAGCACCTATTTCTTCTAACCAATCGGCCCATTCAAAACGGTATTTTTCATCGTCTAAAGTGATATCCAAATCGTATTGTAGACCTTCGCGCCATTTTGTTGTGGACATTGTTAAAAACCTCTATATAGGATTAATCCTGCATTGTTTTAAGCATGTTTTATGTGTTTTATACGCAATCATATTAACTTTTTATTTAACAAGCTTAAAAACGCTTAGGATTAGGCAGCGGTATCACCTTTAACTTCAAGGATTGCACTATCACTACTATAAGCGGAAGCGGAAGCATCAATTACGCGTTTTATCCAAATTGCTTTATGTTCTCCGGCAGCAATATCGCCAATGTCTAAAGCGTTACCTTCACCAGCAGCAGTTTCCCAAGCAGGTTTTGCCCTACAAGTCCAAGTAACCGTTCCATCTACAACAGTACCGCCAGGAGTCGTTGGCCATGTAGGTTCGGAAGCACCACTAGTGCCTGCCGTTGTTACTTCATATAAATAATTATTAGGGGTAATTGATTCTCTAAAATCAGCTAGTGAATAAGCCGTAGTTGCCGCCCAATCTATAGCAGCGCTTGGATCATCCGATTCAGTTCCCATTACACGTTCTACTCCATTAACAGGACTAGAACCTAAAGCAATTTCAGCATCCGAATCGGTACTTGGTGTATCTGTATTAATAAATACTTTTGCAGATTGCAAAGCTAAAGTTCCATGTGAATTGTGTACATAAAAACAACGGTATTCAGTATCGCCGGAAGTACTTTCTGCACCAGTAACATTATCAAATAAATTTTCTACCGTTGCATCTACAATTTCTACACTACTTTTTACACCGCCCAAAGACGCATCTGGATCAGAATTAGATGCTCCACCACTTAAACGAAAATCAATATCACCTGCTACAATAGCCATTTTTAATCCTCCGATTAATGCATATCAATTATCCTGCCTTTAGCAGAAACGGAAACAATCCTACCTTCAGCAGGAATTACTATAACTTCAACAGGTAAAATACCTTGTAGTGTTTGTATATTCCATCTAATAGAAACTGTATTTCCAACAACTCCAGCAGAATCCCATTGTACTGTAACCGTGTTACTTGTTTCTTCAAATATATTCCATTTGGATTCTAATTGTTGCGCAATTTCATTTAAAATATTCCAACGTAAATCAGAAGAAACGCCCAATTCATTTAAAATATCCCATCTTGAATCCAAGGTATTTGCTATTTCAGAAAATATATTCCATCTTGTATTTAATACATTGGAAATTTCTGCAATGGTATTCCAACGGATATCTGTTGTATTACTAATAACGGATAGGCTACTTATTATGTCCCACATTATTTGGGACGTGTTGCTTATTTCTACTAATAAATTCCAGTTTAAAGTGGATGTATTCGATACATCATTAAATATATTCCATATTGCTTGTAATGTGTTAGAAATTTCCACATATATATTCCATATTGCTTGTAATGTGTTAGAAATTTCCACATATATATGCCATCTAAAATCATATGAATTGTAAACTTCTTCATTAAGGTTCCACCGCGCATCTATGCTATTACTAATTGCCTCAAATAAATCCCACCTTGAATCCATAATGTTACTAACAACACCCGATGCCGCAGATGGTATCCAAATTGTTTTTTCTGGCCGCTCTACAGGTAAATCACCTTGAGGTACAAAAATCGAGCCTTCATTCGTCAGTGTTAAATCATTAATAAATGATGGCTCATTTTCATCTAAACCAAAAGGCCAATGCCCGACTTGTGCATCAGGGCGTATTACACTGGGATTAACTCCCCAAGCCAGCATCAATTCTTCGTGCTCTTCCAGAATAGCCTGCCACATTGCAGGCTCAGCCAAGTCACCCTCAAGAAATGTAGCTGGAGAATTATTCCAAACACAACCAAAAGTAGTGCGATTTAATGTGGGTGTTCGTGTAGCTCCGTTAGTTCCGGGTGTTCCACCATTAAGACGAACTCTACCTCCTGTAGATGGGCTAACCGTTCCTAACGCGTGTGCCCATTTACCTACTAGATAACCAGCAGGGGCAGTTGATGCTATTGATGATGACGCCCCACCGTCACGATAAAGCAACCTTAGTGGATCATCCGTAACATTTCCGTTCGCGACTAAATTTATAAAATGATTACTTACGCCATTGCGACCAACACCACACAAAGATTGTGCATTAGAATTATCAAATGATCTAAACCATGTAGCTATGGTTAAATCTTGACTTCCATCAAGTACCGAACCAAATAACCACTGATAATTTGTGTTAGCACGTACAAAGCGCCTAACACTAGTGGTTATAGCTTTCCGAATAGGAAAAGCAGCCATTTTAATTAACCTTGCTTAATGGCGTTTTGTTCTAAAGAAACAGTTGCGCCTAGTGCTGTTCCAGTATTGTTGAAAACAACATATTTAAAGTTTTTGGGAACATCAATTAAATTAAACCGTTTTTTCATCGTCCGTACAGTTGTCTCTGCTGTATAGATTATACTCCCTAGCCAATCCCAATGTGATACATCATCACCGACGGGTGTATATGTGGCATCACTTTCTGAAGTTATACCACCAGCGTAATCTGTTCCATCATCCGTAGAGCCAGCAATATAAATTTTAATATTCCCATCAGAACCTGCTGTAGTAGTAGTTAGAATTTGCAGAAACATCTCAATCTCATGCGCTAACTCTGTGTCATTATCCACATCAGGGCTTACCCAATATGCCTGATCTGCCAGGTTAGCCAGATTAGTAACTGCAAGAGCAGTAATTGTAGTATATGATTTTGCCATTATTGTGCCCTAGATAAAGTAACATTACCGATACGAATTATACCCAAACCAATCTGCATAGCTCTGGATGCTTTATTTTGACTCAGTGCAACCAACACACTCACATCTGCTGCTCTCATTATTTCCATATCTCTTAGGGAGGTGAAATCTAAACTTACAGAAGTAAAATCCACTGAAGTAAGGTGAGGGCTGGTTAGCAAATCAAGGAAGGCTTGAGCGGCATGTTTTCCTCTTAGTGTCACCGGTGTATTTGACCCAAAAGGATCATCCCCCACTATTGATTCTGCTACATGATGCAGCCTTCCCAGGATTGATGTTTGGGTCAAATCGGTCCCTGTATTTGAGCGATTACCGTTTTCTAACAGATATAACATCATGCCTGATAAATCATCTGATACAGAAAATTGTAAACGATTTAATTCATCTACAACTTCTTGATCTGTCATGCCATTATACAAGCTAGGATTATTGTCTAACTCAGCACGTAGTTTTAATATATACATCATCATCTAACTCCAAAATCTTCGACTACACCCGGGGCGTTGGCTTGCATTAGCCCGCCCCTTATATCTAAAGGGCCAACCTCATTTGAGTACCCCCCTTCATTACCGTTAATATGTGTTATTGTAAGGGCGCAATAATAAATGCCATCAGGCATTGCTAAATTTGCAAAAGTTTCTTCGACACGTGCATTTGGCACTAATAATGATGCATCTGTAATAATAAAAGTCGATGTATAATTACCTGAGTTATTACCACAATAAATATTAGCAGATTGTATTTCTCCAGGTTGAATAATACTATTATCTAACATCTCACCAGAATTAGTCCAGACAAAACGGGATAAATGTATAGTTGGATCACCCAATACCAATCCAGATATGCAAATTGTAAATAGTACTATTGATAAAAAAGATGTTAATATTTTAATCATTTTATTCTCCTTTATTACTTCTTTATAAACTACTGCTAATAATAATTGAAGCCCCTGTAGTCGCATCATATTCAGCACGGAAAGGACCGCTCATTGTTAAAGCACCTTCACTGTCAGTAGGTGGTGTAGGCAAATCATAATAGGATCGTGGAAAAGTAAATCCATAATAAGCTGAGCCTTCATTTGAAGAGAAGGCCAGATTTTTTGCAGTATGGTTATTACTATCTGTATATTCAGCCAAATCTTCAAAAAAGAATCCTACATTTCCAGTAGATTGTCTACGTCCTTTAAACTGATCTACTTTTTCACGGTTACCAATAACAAATCCATCTGATAAATTATTTGTTAAAGTAAAATCAAATGATGTCATATTGGTATTAATAACATCATCAAGCAAAATAACTCCTGAAAAAGAAGTCATTGGATCAGCAGTAGAAACATCCGCTGCCGCAGTGCCTACAGCAGTTGGAACACCTTCAGTTCTACCATTAACAGTAAAAGTTAAATCCATTGCTTTTTCAGGAGCAATACTTAATGCCATGCTATTAACTAAGCAGCCAGCAAAAATAATTTCTTGGTCAATATCTGTCCAACGTTTGAATATTGATAAATAATTTCCAGTGCTTCCGCCTTTCATATATTTAGCAGCGATTACTTCATCACCACCACCAGATTCATCAACTAAAGCACTACCAACAACAGTTAGAGTTAATGCTACTACTGCCGTCACCTTGAACCATCCGTTGTTTGCAGCAGTTGTGAATCCAGATGATAATACCCATTGCCCAACTATGAAACCGTCTGTAACAAAGCTACCTGAGCCCCTGGTAAATGTATTGCCCGAGGCTACAGCATCTAAAGTGGAAGCGCCTGTGGTTGTCTCTGTCCAATCGTCAAACATAACAGATTTTAAAAATTCATCATGTGATGCTGCACTTAATTCAGTAACTAAATCACCACCTACATTTTTATTACCTTGGATATCGGAAGCACTTTCGCCATCAGAGCGGATTTCCCCCGATTCAATATTACCATTAGTGCCTCCAAAACTATCAGTATTTTTACGGATAGCTTGTGGAGTTCCTGCTGGCGTTACACCAGGAGTAACTTCAACTAAATACGCTAGTTCTACACTAGACCCTTGTGCTCTTGACATTATTTAATCCTCCAAATTAATGGTAAAAATAGAAAGGACACTGTACAGTAGCTTGCCAAAAACCATGCCTATCGTCCCTTCCTTGTAATGGTTGTGGTGCCGTAAAACGTATTGCAACACCATTATCCGATGTTATGCGCAGCCCCGCAGGAAAAATTCCCATAACATAGCCTTCTAATTCAGAAGATTCTCCAATACCAGTTCCTAATTCTGTAAAAATATCTATAGATATCATTGCTTCATATTTACTATTACCACCAACTCCTATTTC